CTGCGCTGATGTAGACCCACCAATAGTTATCCCTGCTGCTTTATGGCATGCATATACAAATCCACTACAGTCTGAATTGTAGATACTCTTACCGCCCCAGGTATATCTACCCTTACCTACCATACTTTCAGCTACTTGTAGTATTTTTCTTTGTCTATCATTTCCGCCACTTCCGCCACTTCCTGAATAGCCATCAGATACAAGCCTGCTATCAGCTTCTTCATCTGAAGTTACACCGGTACCAAGGTTGGAGTCAGTCCAATCCTTACCGGTATGCTGTTTATACCACGATTTCACTTGTCTAATATATCCAGCAGTATCATTACCATCACTTATTGGCGCCCATGTAGAAATTATCTGGTCAAACTTCCTACCCTTCTTATTTACATGTGATATGCCTATGAAGTGAAAACCTCTTCTAATCCCTTCTTCTACTGATGAGTAACTACCAAACGACTTGTATTTCTTGATATTTTTGTCAGGATCCTTTATTCCAAAGAAGTTAAAGTGATTAACCGCTAAATTGGAATCAAACTTTTCCCCACATTCCATTCTTGCCACCAAGGCAACCATCATAGGGTTTACCTTATACATATTCCCATACTTAATAAAAAGGTCCCCCTTACCTGCAAGTGGACCCTTTAGTAATTTATTTATCATATCAGCTGTGATTCCATGTCCCCAGTCAAGGGCTTTTCCTTCACCACTGGATGCTTTTGATTCATCCTTTCCTACTGACTTTTCATCCATGATATTGTCAAAATTAAGTTCTAAATCAATGGAATACTTTCCACCTATCCAGGAATGTTTATCCTTGTCAATGTAGAAGTCACCTATTAGGCCAGTGTGTGAGTCTTTAACCTGGACCTTATACCCACTCTTACAAGTGATATCACCGTATCCATGTAGGTCACAAGTCCTATCCAGTCCATGAAAGGCCGCATTTATATCCTCTGTCTTTCCATCTTTTTTCTGCTCAATTACCTTCGATATTGTGTGGTATAGCTTCCTGAATTCCTTATTGGTCTTCACCTGAAGCTTGTTACCCTGTTCATCCACTACTAAGACTCTGTTGACCACATTGGCTACAGACTCCTTATAAGAGCTATATTCTACATTTTGCTTTTCATTAAATAGTATCTTAAGCTTAACCTCACCTTTTTCAATGACATTAAACTTATCTATATCAACATCTATCATATATTTCTTCTTACTAGTCTTAGCATGCTCTGTGTAGGCCGTCATGATGGTTTCATACCTTGATACACCAATAAACATCTTGGTTATCTTACTATCACCCTTAGCAATCTTACCTACTGGTAGCTTCATCTGTCCATCCTTCCCAGCAAACACAGTCTTAGCAATTTCAGAAGCCGATTTATTTACAAAATTATAGCTTACTTCATCTCTGTGTAGTACATATCCTATATCATAGGCAGTAACTCTTATGCCATTATTACTGCTGGCTTTTTCAACCTCTATGATATTACCCCTGAATATTTCCTTACCGCCTACATAAAAGCAACAAGTGGAATTGGCACTAAGTCCGATACTTTTTACTTTTTCATCATTAACCGCCTGGATAAATTCAAAGTTTAGCTCTCTATAAGGGCTTTTAATACTACCGCTCCATGATATGTTAGTAACTATATCCGTAAGCCTGTAGAAGCTTCCACCGCCCCTTATATGGACTATTAAGTCTATATCTTCCATCTTATATGTAGCCATTAAGGAATCACCAACTTCCAATCACTGTAGATAACATTTGATTTCTTCAGGCTAGGATATCTTAAAAGATTTTCTGGATTATTGACTATCTTCTTGTACTTGCTACCATCTCCATAGTATTTTTGTGCTATCAAGTATAGGTACTCTCCATGCTTAACTGTGTGGCCCCTTCCTGAAGTCTGCTTGCTTAAGTCTATGGTAGGTTTATTTCTAGAATATACCTTGTTAGGGATAGGATTTTTAGGATTTCCACTAACTGGACCAGGTTGCCATGTAGGTATGTTTATATCCTCGTCTTCCTTAAGGTCTAGAGTATAGTACACATCACCACTAGAGTCTCTCTCACTATATTCAAAGTGAGATATCCTAACTGGCACATTAATTGAAGTACCTGTTACTATATACCTAAGTCTTGTACCCTCTCTACACCACTTTTCAAGCTTATTAACATAGCTATATGGATCCCCACTACTTGTGGCAAAGTGATAGTTTGCCCCCTCATGAGGGAAAAAGCATGATATAGACATGGCGGAAGGCTCATACCCATTATAGATATTTACCTTCCCCTTTTTAACTATGCTTTCAGCGCTTATATCAGCATTAACAATCTTATTAAATTCTGATGGTACAACTGGCAGCCTTAGATTATCCCCATCTCCATTTAAGTATATTTCTACCAATTACACCACCCCCTGTGCTAATTTAAGCTTCTTAACTAGCTTACCTATCATTAAATCAATGTCGGCTTCTTCTCTTACAGTAATTCCATTTAGGTTAATTACTATACCATTGTTACTACCTCTGTTCTCATAGTCGTTAGCCTCTCTCTTAGTCAAGACTTTTTCGCCCTGATGTAGATTAGCTGGGTAGTTATCATAAGGTACTCGAGGTAGACCAAATGCATGACTATATTGGGTCGGTCTAGTATTCACTGAACCGCTTCCACCAGAAGAGTCACCACCAACACCAAAATCAACGGTTGGTATCTTAGGTATTTTCTTTTCAAACCAATTACACATGTCAGTCCATGCATTTTGAACAGCTCTTATAGAGTCTGTGATAAATTTTATAGTTTTATTTACCTCTGTGAGAAGTGGAATTATTACCTTGCTTGCAAACTCTAATTTAAACTGCATAAGGGCCCAATTCTTTTCCCAGTCAGACGCCAACAACTTAATTACATCTCTTACAAAATTAGGATTTTCTTTAAGGAATTTAAATACATCTTCAGCAACATGCTTGAAAAATTGGAATACATCCCCCATACCCTCAAATGCGCCATTAACTTGTTGGCCCAATACATTTATTGCCTCTTGGGCTTCAGGTGAGTTAGTGATTATATGGTTATATACTTCATCTAACATATCGGTAATCGGTTTGGCTGCAGTTTGTAATTTACTAAAATCAATACCGCCAAAATTGGTTACATCCATTAATCTCCATAACCCACCGATAGCCTCTTCCGCCTTCGTGTAGATGCCTGAGAAGAAACTTTCAACATTCTCACTATCAAATATCTTCTGCATCCTCTCATACATTGGAGTATATACCTTAGCTTCAAGTAGATTATTAGCCATAACCCATGCATCCTTGAAATTCATAGGAATATTTTGGAACTCTTTATTAACTTCATCTGAATGTTTAAGAATTGCACGCTTAACCAGGTCAGCAGTAAGAAGCCCCTTCTTACCAGCTTCTTTTATTCCTGTACCAACTTCCTTTTCAATCATCTTGGCCATTAGTGGTGCATTTTCTCTGACTGACCTAAGCTCATCACCTTGTAGCGTTCCACTTGTAAGCCCCTGATTAAGCTGGTACATTGCTGCTCTAGCCTCTTCATTAGATGATCCACCTCTTCTAAATGATTGCATGGCAGTCTGATAAAACTTAGCCGCTTCACTTGGCTTACCGCCAAATACATCTGGTGACATCTGCATTAGCTTAGTCATTCCATTTCTTACATCTGATAAGTTAGATCTAGAGTTTCTTGCTCCCCCTTGGGCTAGGTTGTCATAATCGCCTATACTCAATCCGCCCCTATCAAGAGAGTTAACTCTAGCCTTATAGTCAGAATAGTTGTTATAGCCCTCTACCGTGACCTTAATAACTTTATCCTTAAGGCTTGCTAGGCCTTGTTGAATCTTCTGTATGCCCCATGCGGTCATATCATGAAGGAATACCTTGACATCATCTTTCGCCTTCTTAGCAAGTACACCAACAGCCATTGTTACTGCAGCCAATACCGCAAGTGCTGGATGTTTGCCAAGTAGTTTTAACGGAACTTTAGCCATAGGACCTAATTTGCCTAACTGACCACTTATGCTACTTAATCCCTTAGATGCTAAGTCTTTTATCTCAACTGGTATCTTGTTAGATTTTTTCAATCCCTCAACAAATGATTTCATCTTCTTAGACACACCCTCAACCTGCTTATTAGCATCTTTTGCATCTAGTTTTAGCTTTTTATTACCTTTTAGGCTCTTGTCAAAATCTTTCTGCGCCTTGGCTACTTCCTTAGTTTCTTTCTGAAACTTCTTAAGTTCTGCCTGCATTCTTTTGAGTTCTTTTGTCATCAAGTCTTCAGCCTTAAATCTAGCTTTTAGTTCGGTTGTATTAGTTGCCATTTTTTACCCCCTTTCTCCCATCATAAAAGGGCAAATTTGATTTTGCTTATCTTCAAGCCTATCTTCTATTTCCTTGAATAGAAAGGCCTTCATCATTCGATATTCTCCAATATCTGTTTTTTTCTTTTGGTAAACTTCGGATGGAGTCAGATGTGCGTACTTCCAAAAGTAGTAGAAAGTACGCAGTTCATCATCCACCTCTATTAGTTTTTTATTTCATCTTCTTTCGGAACATTGTTGATTAGGTTGTCATAGGCCATGAATAGTGTGTCAATCTCGTCCGGAGTAAGAAGCACTAGTACCAGGTCAGTAGGAGTACCCACTTTGAACTTGCTTATTAGCTCTGTATTCTTAAATAAGGCTTCCCCTTTGTAGAATATCGAATAAACAAGAGTTAGTAACTTTCTTTTCCTGTTATTTTCGGCCATCTGTAGCTTGCCTTTATCGGCCATCTTAAGCTTATAGCCATAGTCTTCTAGCTCTGCTTCCTGTTCCAGGCTCATCCTGCGCATTTCCACTATGAAAGGCTGACCAAACATAGTAGATAGGCTGCTTATCTCTATTTCTTCCTTTTTAACAAGGAAGTCATCTCTGTCCTTGCTTAGTAGTAGATCAATTAAATTAACATTCTTTTCACTCATAACTATCTCCTTATATCAAATCTATTGGCTCAAAATCATCAAATGTAAATGGTGCTTCCACCTTGCCTACTTCTCCATTTTTGAAGTCAGCAAGTGTTAGATCATCAAACTGCACACCCTTATACCTTATTCTTTCAGCTCCTACATTATCTGGGTCATCTAACTTAGATATTGCTTCAAAATAGATAGTCTTCTGCTCCTTCATCCTAAGCCCTATTAGTTTGGTCATTCTTGATGATACCTTAGTCATGGTACAAGACCCTTTGCCCTCTGCACCTGTAGTCTTGTGTGCATCCATCATCTTCCTTGGCCTAGGTACCGCTGCCTTTTTAAAGTCTATCTTAGCCTGGAAGCCTTCAAGCTCAGCCACATACTCACCATCAAGCCATAGCTCTCCAAACGTACCACTTATACCATCAGTACCTAATATTTCTTTTATCTGTTCTTTGTTTGTATCTGCCATTATTTAGCCCCCTTTTAAACGTTTATGTTGATGTAGAAGTCTTCCATAGCGTCTACACCCTTTAGCTTGATGAATAGGAACACCTTAGATCTAGTATTAGCTTCCTTAAGCTCCTGTTCTGACATTGCATCTACATCTGCCCCTATTTCCTTCAGATATTTCTTCTGTGCATCCAAATCAATACCAACGCTATGCCCTCTTTCAATTATTCCATCTCTTGCCAGGTCTTCTAAGAAGTTACTAATCTCTGCTATAAGCAGGCACTTGTTATCGTAGTTATTGGCTACTTTACCTACATAATAGTTAGATATTGACTTCTTGATAGAGTTATTGATGAACTTATAAGTTCTTACAAGCTTTATTTTCTTAAATGAATCACCTTCATTACCTGTAGGTGTTGTAAGTGATGTAACGCCTCTTGCAATCTTGATATTGCCACCCTCTTTTGTCAAAATCAACTTACCACCATCAATTAGCTGATTTTTTTCTTCCTTGGTCTTCTTAGGAATAGTGCTAATAAATGGTACATTAGCATGCGTTATCGACTGTGTAAGCGGTGTACCTGCGCATAGCCCACAAATAAACGGCAGTAGCTTAGTTGCTGTATAAGTTACATCACCTTCCTTGATGTCTTCAGTCGCAAACTCTATGACATCACTAGAGTTTGAAGGCTTAGTAGTTGTGATTACCAGATTGGCGTCATAGCCTACATCAGGTAACTTTTTAGTAATAAACTCAATCAACTTCGGATTCTCTGTCTGATCTGTTGCTTCAGGCATACACAAGTAGTTAAACTCATAGTTTTCAAGCACATCCAGTGCATTATCTAGTGTATCTGCTCCATTTATTGCGTATACTATTAGCTTAGTAGGTGTGAAGTTTCTTTCTTCAAGAACTCCACCCACTCTTACATCCTGCACATTGCCTATTAAGGCCTGCTTCATGTAAGTAAGATTTTCCGCCTTAAACTTAGCTCCTTCTAGGTCCTCTAGTGAAGTGAATTCAGATAGTCCTTTGGCAGTACCATCTTTTAGGATTAGGCACACAACTCCAGTGCTGGCCCCCTCTAAGGCCTTCCTCTTTATTTCTTTAAATACAATTTTAAGCTCTGTTAAGCCCATATATTATACCTTCCTTCCTCTTCTTCTCAATCTATCCCCATACCTGATATTAACTTCCTCTAACAGATCAAATTTATCTTGGACCTCAATACTGATGTTATTATTAATCTCTTTCATAACATGCTTATCGGCCTTATCAAAATAAACTTGTTCATGATAACTCACTGATATACTAAAATGTAGGGTATGACCCACTTCATCTTTTAATATCAGGCCATCTATACCAGATATGTGAATATATCTTCTTCCAACTTTTATGCTCCTTGTAAATGTCCTTTCCAGCAAGTCCTTTAGACCATATAAACTAGCCTTAGCAGTCTTATTGCCATTGCCTGGAAAGTACCTTATGTCAATTACAAGACTTTTTTTATTGAAGTGTAAATTTACTGACTCTGAATCTGATGTATTTACATCAATAAAAAAGCAGCTACCCCTATCTAGGTATAACTGCAGTTGTTCGTCATCATCTGTAATTTTACACTTGTATTCAGTATCTTTGATGGCATCATAGATCATATTCGATACTGACTTTATTAGATCGTTTACTTTAATCATTATCTACCACCCATCAAATCATCTAATATCTTCTTTCCCTCTTTGTCTAGTGTGGCTTTTCCCTTCTTCATTGCGTTTCTAAGCATGAATTTGCCAGGCACAAATAGTATTTTACCCTCATCACTTCGTACGCCCTTACGTCGCTTTCTAGAGACTGAAAGGCCCATACCTGCCCTAGTTCTATGTCCATACTCAACATCCCAGGCATAAAACTCGCCTTTTGATTGGGCGTCATTGTAGATTTCGACCTCTTTGCCTAAATCTCTGACCTTCCAGCTTCTTCTAAGAGTTCCTGCTGTCATTGCCCTAGGGTCCTTATTGACCGGTGTATTCTCTATAACATCCCTTAATACTTCACTGGCTACCTTAGTTTTAAGCCTGTTAAATTCTTCAGGGACCTTCTTTTCAATGGTATCAAGTCTATTTATAAGGTCATCTAGGCCCTCAAATTCAAAACTCATTACAACCTCTCCTTTAGGCTTACTGGTATTTCAAGGTGTGATGGCCACTTAAATGGTATACCTGCAACACACTCATAATTCCTACCCAGGTGAGTTACTGAAAGCATATCACCTTCCACTACATCCTCTTCTGGTCTAGTATATACGGTATAATCAATTACAAGTGTTTCGTCATGGTATCCTGTGCTGGCCTTATCAAGCTCACAAGCCACATTAGATTTTATTGTTTTCTTCTGCATAGTAGTAAGATGTGAATCACTATCCTCTACCTCTACATGCCTGATAATATCCATCCTGTCATGGTAGGTACTAGCTAATATATCTGATTCTCTCACCTAGTTACCCCCATTCATTTTAATAGTTCCCAGCTTCTTGAATCTAACAAGGTGCTTTTTGTACTTAGTGATTAAATCATCAATAGATGTTATCTTAGTATTAGCCCCTACATTATATTCAATCTTGGTATTTCCTCTGGTGATGGCCTTCACTTCGCCAGTATTTTGGTTATCTTGGCCACCGCTTGACAATGCCTTGTTGTATTCGCTTAGCATTTCAACTATTACAAGTTCTAAGTCAGCTGGAATATCGTCCCTGTTGCAGAAGTTCTTAATCTTTTGAATAAGGATATCAAGAACGAGAGATATTGTACTCTCATTCTCTAATGTATCCTTACCTAGTAAGATTTTGAGTTTTGATATAATTCTCTCGTTCATTCTATCACCTTCCTATATTATGCACCTTTTACTTTGCAAGTGAAGTTTACAAGTGCCTTAGGCTCAATCACCTTAGTACCGTACACAAATAGACCCTTAACCGCATCAGCGAAAGTCTTTTCAGGTCTGTAAGATTCTATTTCTGTAATCTGACCTGCGTAAGTTATGGCCTGATCTGTACCTGCCATGATAGAGTACTTGTTGGCAGCCACTGGTACGTTATTTGACATTCTTAGCGTGAAGCCTGCTACATCTGCCCCATCAATTACACCATTAGCTAACACCCTAAAGTCCTTAGTAAATCTTGGGTCCTTAGATAGCATACCTAAATACCAAGCTGGTATAATAGCAAATCTTCCTGCTCTTGTTACGTTATTTTCATCAAGCTTAACTGCTAAGTCTACTAGCTGATCATACGCATTAGCTACTTCTACATCTATTGGTGTAGCTGTAGACCCAACTTTGATGCCTGCATCTTTCACAAAGCTAGCTATATGCTGGTCAATAACATCACCTATGGCGTATGATGCTCTGTCCATTGCCTTGTCTACTAATTTAACATTAGCCTGGGCTGCATCTATATCATCCACCTTGAAATTGAAGTACTTAGCCTTGTCTATTACAAGTTCCTGCTGTGTTGATGTTACCTCTTCAGGATCTGCCAGCTTCTTAGGTGCGCCATCACCAGTTAGGTAATCCTTAATAGTAATTGGACCTATCTGATTAATCTTAACCTTATCTCCCAGCTTCTTAATTTCACCTTCGTAGTCATGATTAACTACATCTGCATATACTAACTTCTTATCTAAGTTTGCCTGTAGCCTAGCTGACCACAGCGTTGGTATAAAATTCTTTATTGACATATTCTATTCTCCTTCTTTTATAATTTCATGTCTTTTATGGCATCCCAATTTGCATTGATCTCTGCTATAGACATGCCCCTTAGACTATCTGAAGATATCGTAGTATTCTTGTCAGTAGTCTTGGGTGTTTTCCCTTTTAACCTTTCATTGACTGCATTTTCAACTGCTATATCAAACTTTTCCTTAAATAGCTTGATATTTTCATTTGTGGACTCTGCATTTTCGCCCATTAAAAAAGAGCTAAACTCAACATCAAGCCCTTGTTTACCAAGTTCTTTTACTGTTTCTAGCTCTAGTCTGTCCCTATTGAATTGGGCCCTGTCCTGTTCAAATTTAGTCTTTTCTTTTTCAAACTCTGCCTTGGCTCTTTCATCCGCTGACATCTTGGCCAGTTTCTCTGCCTCTGACTTTTCGTCTTCAAGCTTTTTCTCGTATTCTCTTTGCCACTTTTGTTCAGCAGTCTTCATAGCCTGGGTAACTCTTTTATCAGATTCAGATTGGATTAACTTCTGTAATTCCTCTTCTGTGTACGTCTTACCCTCTAGTTTGTTCTCCTCTGGTGGGTTATTTTCTCCGCCATTACCAGCTCCTGTATCCTCTGCCAGTAGCTGTAAATTCATCTTAAGTCCCTTATAGTTATTCTTCATCCCTCTAAGTTACCGTCCTTTCTTTTAAATAAAAATAAGACCTTTTAGTGACTTGTCTGGGTCGAATTATATTGATTAGTTTTGCGACGGAAACAAATTTCCTTCGCACACTTTTTACCGCAATTTGCGGTAGATAATGAGACGAAAAAAGCTAGTATTTTCAATACTTGTGCAATTTGCGTTTCTTTCGTCCCAGTAGAAAATGGAACGCAAATAACGAAATTAACCGTACTAAAAAAGCACCCTAACTATTCACAGTTAAAGTGCTTTATATAACCTTTATTAATTCTTCATGTAATTTTCTTAACCTATTATCCATTACTGTTGTATCTAACATTGGCTCCATTGTTATGGCCAGGTCATAAATTTCATCAACTATAAAACCAACCCTATCATCTTCTTCCAGCTCAGTTAAGTTTGACCCAATAAAGTCTTCCAGGAAGTAATAGAATGGATATTCATCAGATATTTTGTCATACCCATCAGGCACAACAACCTCTTTATCATTAAGATATTCATATATATTATTTTTTAGTTGTAATATCATTTTTTACCCACTTCTTTCTAGGATTACTTAATCCCACCATCACTGTTTTTATATGCGTTATGTTATCTCTATCAAAAACTATTGCGGTTTTATTTGAATAGCTAATGAGATTACCATCTAACTGCCTATAATTCGGTTTACTTTTAGCAAGAGTAACAAAATCTTCTTCACTCATGAAAGTTTTTTTATCTTTATTAGATATTCTGTCATGATATCTTGCAACGCTGTGCTCGTTAAAATCTAGATCATATTCTCTTGAAAACCTCTTGATAGTCTCTTTACATTTACTCTTAAATTCTTCAGTCCACTCTTTTTTATCTATAGCATTGAAGCTTCTGTATTGGTTTTTTGTTCTCCAATATCCCTTGCTATTATTATACTTCATTTCCTGGTATTTATCAAATTTTTTAGGCACTTCAACTCCTGCACTTTTATAC